ATGTCAATTTGTTTCTACACTATCACACCACAACCGGAACAAAATCCAGTTGCCTACATCTTACGTCTTTTTTCCGATAAGGACGGCTATTCCAAGCTCATTAATACAAGAGCCTTCCCTGTAACTAATCCCCAAAATCCAAAAGCAACTGAAGAAACCGCTTCTTTATATGGCGATTTGTGCGTAGCTGATTTCATGAATCAGGAGGAAAACGCATGAATCGTTCAGCTTCAGCAAGCGCGGAACGCGCTCTTCCTTGTCTAAATAGTAACAACTGCATTGAGACCGCAAACAGCGGCGAAATCAAGCAGTTGCCAAGTCAGTATGAAAACCGTAAAGCGGACACGCTGAACGAGTTTTCCACTTCTTACAAAAAATCCACTACTGCCTTAGAAATGAACGTCAAAGCATTTATCGAAGCCTTTGACCTGAACAAAGTCGGCTTTCTAACCCTTACATTTGCCGATGACGTAATCGACCCGAAAGAAGCGCAACGCCGTTTTCACAGCTTGAGAACTAACTTTCTCAAACGCCATTTTCCTGAATACGTCTGCGTATATGAGCGCACGAAGAAAGGCCGTATCCATTTCCACCTAATCGTAAATACCCGTGTTGATATACGGCGCGGCCTGAATTTCCGCGAAATCGCCGCAGGCCGCTACAGTTCCGCTAATCCCGCATTGCGTCAATTGTGGGCATTGCTCCGTGAAAACGTCCACAAATACGGCTTTGGCCGAACAGAATTGTTGCCGGTCAAAACCAACAGCAAAGGCTTGGCGCGATACGTATCCAAATATATCAGCAAACACATCAACAGCCGCCTGCCCGAAGACAAAGGCTATCGGCTCGTTCGTACCAGCATGGATAAAAAATCCGTGTGGAAAGTCGCAAACAGCAATTTTGCTTTCGTGTCCAAAGGCTCGAAAGAGTGGAGACGCAAGCTAAAAAAGTGGGTTGAGCAGGTAGAAAGCTACCTAAACCTCGTGGCCGAATGGAAACACCGCGTAGCCCTGCCCAGAATTACTCAAGACAATTACAACACCGTCTTGGCATCTGTCCTAAGCCTGAAATGGGCATTTAAAAACCGAGAAACCATCATCAATATGTAGCGAAACCTGCAACCGTTGATTTTGGTTCGGGGGCGGGATGGGCGCGAAACCGCACTTACGAAGTAAGGCGAACGGCGAAAGCCGTGTGTGAGCGCCCCTCCCGTCCCGCCCCCGAACCGTTGAATACCAGTAACCCAGACCTTAAAGAAAGGAAAAAACATGACACAAGAAACAGAACGCCGACAAGGTATGTTTGTTATCGCCTCTTTTGATCGAATGTTCACGCGTGAACGCAAAAACCAAGACGGCACATTTACCAAGACACATTATGTCGGCCTGATTATCCGTAGCGAAACCGAAACGCGACTTTGCGAAGTTCGCACAAAACATCCCGAAAAGTACGAGCAGTACAAACCGCAGCAAATCGTCTCCATGCAAGTGTTTCCTCGCGCATTTAAAGACAACATTTATTTTTCAGACGAAGCATAAACAAGATTCAAGGCTTTGCGGTGTGCCTTGAATTGACCCCAAAACACCGCAAAACTTTTTTTCAACATTAACTAAAGGAAAACAAAATGAAATTCCAAAACCTGAAAAACAAAGCTAAAGCAGCTTTGGCAATTGCAACCGTTTCTGCCCTGTCTGCTCCGGCTATGGCTGATACAAACTTGCTTGATACCGCCTCCACAGAAATCGGCGCTCTGAAAACAGGCATTATTGCATTTGGCGCAGTTGTTGTTGGTTTGGCCGTTGTGATTGCAACTATTTCTGTTGCAAAACGCGTTATCAACAAAGCATAAGGTTTGATATGGGATATCGAGTAGGCCAAATCTGTTATGGCACGCAGATAGAAGCTCAAAATCATGTGATGTCCCAAGTCATACCGACAATCGATAAAGACGGGGTGTTAAATCACCCTGTCTTTATTGGTTCGGCATGGGAATATCACGGAAGCCAAGTAAAGCTCAACTTTCCGCAGTGCAATAATCAAGATTTTTATGATCAGGGTAGAGAGTTGGGACAGTCTATGCTATTTGCTTTTATAGGTTTATTTATTGTCGTAGTCTGCTTAAAAGTCGTAAAACTGGCCAATATGAAAAATGATGAATAAAAGGGAAAAGGAAAAATGAATGATACCAGAAGTTTATTTTATTCTCGGCGTTTCGCCCTATGCAGTCGCCTGCTTGTGCTTGTATGTTTTGGCACTCAAGTTTTAAGTCCTTTAACAGCTTATGCAGAAGTCGGCCTACCTCCGCCGGCACAACATCAAAACGCAGGTTTTCCAAGTGACCAAGCATTGCAACGTCGTGGCTACGATCCAAAAACAGGCATTTGGAAAGTTGATGTACAAAACAACGGCAAACCGACAGTAACTAAAAATGGTGGAAATATTAATGGTAGCCAAGGCAAAAATGTAACGGTTACAGGCCGATATGGCGAAACTGGCACGATGAATACAAATGTTAATCAACGGGTGAACGTTGGTAAAGTTGAAACTGTATTGGGTGGGACATTGGCAGGTGCTACTGCTATGGGTGGGGCTATTGGTTCTGATTATGCAGCTTGGACATATAGAGACATAAAAAATGGCGATTGGGCTATGGCTGCGCGTAATGGTGTTGGTGCAATTCTGACAGGTTTATCTAAACTGGATATTACTGGGCTTGGATCAGGAATTAATACTTTTTTAGACAAAACAGGATTAAGAGATGGGGCGTCACAAGAACAAATATCTAATGCGGTTCAGAAAGCAGCACAAGCTCAACGCCAAGCAGAAGCCGAAGGCAACTATCAAAAAGCAGTAGCTGAAGCAGCAGCAAAAAAAGCAGCAGAAGCAGCACAAAAAGCGCAACAAAAAGACCAACAGAAGAAAGAAGAACAGAAGAAAGACGAAGAAGCAAAAAAGAAAGGATTATTGAAATATCAATTAATAGTAGAAGTCGATGGGTCATATCAAAACTATGTTTTTTATGCTCCAGATGGTTATAGATTGAGTGGTTCTGATGGTAATACTTTAAATGGTTCACCTGCATATATGCGCCAATTTGTTTCATCTTACAATATTGATTTAGGTAAATACGCCTCCCCTTCAGAAATTAAAGTAAGTACACCGTCTGATAAGCATGTTTATGTTAGATGGACCTCATATAAAGAAGGTACAGTTCCAGAATCAGAAAAAGAGAAGCTCGCACAAAATCAAAGCCAAGTAAAAACTGAAGATTTCATGCTGACACAGAAAGAAATGTTAGACATCTTAAAACGCATGTTAGAAAACAATCAGACAAATCATGCCGAGCTGATGAACCAACTGGCAAAAATGGGCGTTATGAATCAATCTGCAGAGCCAAGCACATTTAGCCCTGATACAGCACTTTCTGCGCCATATACCCCTGAAGGCAGTAGCACCCCACAACAAACAAGATTCAAAATGAATCAAGACGGCACTGTAGGCGTTGATTATGTGCCACGTCCAGATTTAAAGCCAAACAGTCCAGAAGCACCGAATAAGCCCGAAAAGACAACACCGAGCAGACAGGAGAGTCCGGACACGCCAAACGCACCAAATAGCCCTAATTCTCCCAATACACCGAATGAGCCGAACAGTCCGAATAGTCCAAACAATCAACAAACGCCAAATCAAAAAGAAAATGGCCTTTGTTCGCTGTTTCCAAACATCGCAGCGTGTGCAGATATGGGCGAAATTGAAGCGAAAGACCCTGAAGTTCCCCAAAATACGATCGATATAGGTTCAATAAAACCAACTGATACCTTTAAAACAGATGGCGTTTGCCCATCTCCCAAAACATTTGATATGGGAATTTTAGGTACTTTTGAAATGAGCTATGAAAACGTTTGTTACATAGCTTCAAAAATCAGGCCAATTTTAATTTTAGTAACCATTATTAGCTGTGGTTGGGCTGCTTATGCAGCAGTAAAGGAATTGTGATATGTGGGCAAAGTTATTAACCAGCGTATTAACGACTGTTGCAGGCAAAATCATGTCAGCCGTAGGACTAAGTTTTATAACTTATGTAGGTTTAGATGCCCTTCAAAATCAGCTTATGCAGGCCGTATCCCAACAAGTAGGCGGTTTGACAGAGGATTCCTTGCAAGTGCTTTATATTTTAGGCATAGGGGTTTGTCTAAACTGGATTTTCGGAACATTCACATTTATAGCTTCGTTAAAAACAATGTCCAAACTGTCAGCGATAATGGCAAGTAAATAAAAGGGTAAATTATGCTTTATTTAATTACAGGTGTTCCCGGCTCGGGTAAAACCCTAAAAATGATTTCAGACCTTATGAATAGGTCAGATTTAAAAAACCGTCCGCTATATCTTGATGGTATCCCCGAAGTAAATGACAAAATTATTCCTAACCTGCCTATTCCAGAAGGCGAAAGTATGCAGACTTGGCACAAATGGGCGCCCACTGGCGCAATACTTGTTATTGACGAATGTCAGCGCGTATTTAGGCCACGGCCAAGCGGTTCAAAAGTTCCCGATTTCGTAGCAGAACTAGAAACGCACCGTCATAGAGGCATTGATATATTCCTGCTTACACAACATCCGCGCCTAATAGACGTTAATGTACGCAGTCTGATAGGCCATCATTGCCACATTGGCAAAACCAGCTTGGGTGTTCGCCGTATGATTGAATGGGAAAGGTGCGCAAATCCAGAATCTAATAGCGACGTCGCAAACGGTGTTAAAAGCGTTTATAAACTTGATAAAAAAGCATTTGGCGTTTACAAGTCAGCGGAAGAACACACGAAGATTAAAACAAAACTAAGTAAAGTCGTTTTCATCTTCCCTTTTGTCCTTGGCGTGATATTAATCTGCTGTTTTTATGTATGGCAAAGTTGGAAAGACATCAGCGCACCGATCGAAAAACCGAAAACGGAAGTTTCCGCCTTGGCGGAAAGCCCTAAAACGGACGGTACGGCAACCGCTCCAGCGGTGGACGGAACGGACGGATTAGGGCAATACCCGAAACAAGAAACAAAGGCAGAAGAACCGCCGAAACCTCACATAAGCGAGGATGACTTTAAACCGAGAATAGAAGATAGGCCAGAAACAGCGCCGATGTATGACGGAATGAATAAAGCCGTTAAAACCATGCCTTGGCCGTCAGCGTGCGTAAAAAGCGATAATGGCTGTAATTGTTATACAGACCAAGGGTCTAAGATTTCAGAAATCAGCAAAAAGACCTGTTTAAGCTATATTAAAGATGGCTTGCCCTTTAACCCCTACAAGACAAAACAGCCCGAAACGGCGGCAACGGAAGCACCAAAGGCACAGTCCGAAAATCCTCAAGTCTTGACAATGGGCGGAGAGAGTCCGCAAAATCTGATGTATGACGGGTACAATGAAAAATCGTTAAGTAATCAAGGGGCAAAGGTTGGGATATGATTTTTGATATAGTAGTTGGTGGATTAATACTTTACGCCATAATTCATTTGCATAAAAAATATGGAATGTCTATATTTAAAGTCTTTTTTAAAGAAGCTTTGATAGGTGTTTCAATAGCCCTTGTTTTAATTTTTGCAGTGTTAATATTTTTATCAATTAAACACCCCTAA